TAAAGATTGAGAATTTAATAATACTTGTAAGTCATCTTTTCTTCTAGTAGATTGTTCATCTCCTTCTTTAAGAATATTAATTCCATGCAGTTGTCTCCTTGACCATTCTACTTGAGCCTTGTTAAATGCCTCTACAACAGCCCAACACTCAATATTATCATAATCTTGAGAATCTAATTTATTTAAACGTTGTTTAACTTTTATAATTAAAGTTGAATTAAGCATATTCTAAATATTTAATTGCATTTTTAAGAGTTTCTATTTTATCATTTACAAAACCTAATAAAGAATTACATTTATAACATAATAACCCTCTTACTTTACCTGAAATATGACAATGATCTACAGCAAAATATGTATTTCTACCATGTTTAATTTCTGTTTCTGCTATTTTACAAATAGCACACGTATTATTTTGTATAGTTAAAAGTTGATTATACTGCATTAATGTAATACCATATCTTTTTTTATAATAAACTTCTCTATTTTTTTCTTTTCTAGCTTTATTAAAAACTTTTCTTTTTTCTTTAAACTCTTCCGTTTTACTTGTTTCTTTTATTCTAGATATAATTCTATCTTTATTTAAAAGATAATACTGTCTACTATATTCTTTTAACTTTTGTTTTTTTTCATTTATGGTAAGTACACTATTTTGCATATCTTATTTATTTTTAGCCATTGCTTTAAATGTTCTTGCTAATGCTTTTCTCTTAGGTGTACAAGTTTTTTTGGTAAGAGGAGTACAAAAACCTTTATGTTTAGGGTTAACTGCTTTTTGTATCCATTTCTTATCCTTCTTCTCAGCCATGATTATTTCTTTTTAGCATTCTTTTTAGCACCTACAATTTTATCAGCAAAAGTTGCTTTATTATATGGAGGAGCTAATGCTGCAAACTTAGTTGCTTTAGTTGCTCCACCTTTTTTCATTTTAGACTTAACAGAACCACCTTTTTTCATAGAAGATGGACCTGTTTGTCCAGCACCTATAAAGTAAGGTATACCTGCAGCAAATGGTTTTTTAGGAGGACCTAAGATTGGAGTTTTACTTGGCATACCACCTTTAGCCATTTTCTTCATTGAACCACCACAGCTCATGCATTTTGTTTTCATTTTGTATATATTAAATTAACAATTCCATTTTCTTAAAGAAAGAGCTTTTCTTGTAGGTCTGCCTTTTTCATCTTTCATAGGTCCAGGCATCCCTGACATTCTAGCACAAAAGCTCCGCCTTCTCTTTGCTGCTTTGCCATTTGGATCTAACTTAGATGGCTTAGTAGTGACTGCTGTCTTCATATTTCCACCTGTAGTTCTATTATACTTATCTACACCTTTTTGTGTAAGCCCACCACTTTTAGATTTTTCACCTCTAGATATTGACAGTGAGACACTTTTCTTGCTCATAATTTTTTAAATATTTAAAATTATATTTATTACTTGTTCTTTTTCCAGTGCAAACCATGCTTATAAATGAATGACTAATGTTATATACTTGTTTTGCTTCACTTATACAAGAATAAACAATATTAGTATTTAAATCTATAACTTTTTTTGCAAAACCATTATTACCTAATGTTTGGCTAATACTCATTTTTTGTTTTGATAAGTCACTAGTTTTCTTTCCATAATTCCAGTGCTTATCACCTCTTGGTCTATCTGTTCTTTCAGATGCTAACTTACTCATTACTTTTTTAGTTTCTTCTGAATGTTTTTTTCCTTTTCTTGGGTCTGGGTTATTTAATCTATAAAGTCTATTTTTTTCTTTTATTTTTTCAATAGTTGCTATTGTATGTTTTACAGAAGAGTCACCACCTTTTGTTCTATTATATCCATTTGGAACCATAGAATTTAATTCTTGAATAAACTGTACTTCAAATAGTTTTGCATCTTCTAAAGTTAAATTTTCTTTTAATATCTCAAATTTAAAATTTTCAAATCCATATTTTTTAATAGCCAAACAAAAAACAACAGCTCTGCTTCTCATTCTTTTATGTTGTTTAAATCTTCTTTTTACATCAGAAGTAATACCAATATATTTTTTATTATTAATATTATTTGTAAAACTATACACTGAATAAAATGCTGCTGTCTTTGCCATAACTATGCTTTTACTTTACTATAGCAGGCATCTTTAGGCACTATTAACAGCTTTTACCTTTCATGCTTCCACCCATTTTAGCTTTAGGTATTGCAGTTTTTGGAGCAGAAGATGTTCCACCTACTTTACCTTTAGCAACTTTTGATGCTGTAGCTTTTGGGTTAACACCTGATTTAACACCTTTAGAACCTGGAGTTTTTTGAACTGGTGTGTTACCATTTAATTTTACAATTACTCCTTTACTTGCTTTTTTCATTTTATTTTTTTTTAGTTTTAATAACACCACCTTTTTTCTTTTTCTCTGGAGACTTAACTCCTACTAATTCAGTAGGACCTGTACTTGATACTTTCATATCAGTTGCTTTTACTGTTTCCATTCTTGCTGGTGGTTGATTTTCTTTATCAAATGAACCAGATTTTAATTTTGCAAGTAATGCTAAATTAGCTTTCATTGAACCATCTGTTAAACCTTGCTTCTTAGCTTCAGACCAAGATGTTCCAGTTTTTTCTTTCCATATTTCAGATACTGTTTTACCAGCAGGTGTTTTTACAACTGGAGTCTTAACTGGAGTTTTTACAGAAGAACTATTTTTACCTAAATTAGGTTCAATTTTTATTTTTGAATTTGTTATAGAAACTTTTGCACTTCCTACAGGTTTATATTGTGTAGTTGCTTTTGGTTTAATAGGAGTCTTTTTAGGATTATCTCTAGTTATACCTTCAATTACAGCTTTAACTTTTTTACCAGATGCTACTTTTGCAGCAGCTCTTTTAGCAGCATCAGCTTTAGCAACTTTAGCAGCAGCATCAGCTTTTTGTTTTTTAGCTAATTCAGTATTATAATTAAAACCTGATTCAATAATTTTTTTTGGATTGAGTTTTGTATTTATTGCACTGGTTCCTTTTACTGTACTAATCAGTTTAGATCCACCTTTTTGCATTTTTTTAACACCACCATATTGCATTTTTTTTGCTTTCATTTTATATTAATTTTAAGAGTTCCAATACTTCTCAACAGACTGTGTTAAGTCTTTTAAAATATCCTCATTTAAAGGATTTTTTAAGTACTCTACTACATCTGCCACATTTCTTCCTAACAAAGAGTTAGTTTTAGTATGATAGATATATCCATCTGCCTTATTAACAATATACTTAAAAAAAACGGAATCTCTTACAATAGATTTAATTTTTAATGCTTCCATGTCTAAATTAGCAGTTTCAACAAAAGATTTAGCTGCACGTTCCATATTACTTTCTCCACCTAAACCATTAATATAATTATCCATGTTTTCATAGATAACATCATTAGGTGTTGACTTTTTATATTGTGTACTATTTATATCCACAACTTTTGCAATGTAGAATAACTTAGTACTGTTTTTATCAAATAATTTCTGAAGTTCTGAAAGTGCTTTGTTACGCAACTTCTTATATTCAGTTCTAGCCATTACAGTTTCTTCTGTTTTATCTAAGTAAAACTTAGGAGCAACTGGTCTTGATCTTGCATCATCATAACTTTTTGCTACCAATGAAAACCCTCCTGCTTCAATTCCATGTAATTTAATTCTATCATATGGATCTTTTGGATCTAAGAATACAGGTTCATTTCCACAAGCTAAAGTTATTTTATTCCAAAAATCAGAATTATCTGGTTTAAGTAATTTTACTTTATTCCAAAATTGTGGATCATCAAGTTCAATTACATTTGCAGCTAATTCTTTTTCTAATTCACATACTGCAGATCTAATTTCTCTTATCCTTGCAGATTTGTCATCCTCATTTAATAATCTAATATCTGGAGCAAATTCATTTAGACCTGTTAAGTATCTAACTACTCCATTATTTTCTAAGCATGCTAATTGTTCATGATGAGTTACCCCATCAAATAAAGACATACCATAATCTTCTAAGCCCATATTAGAAGCACTTGAATCAAAGAAAGGTCTTACAGCTATTGGTGTTATTTTAACTGTACCCCTTCCGGTTTCTACCATTGTGAAATTTTCCATTTTGTTGTTGGTTTTTAGTTATTATTATTATTGGTTAAATTAAATTGAAATCAAAAAAAAGGAGGAGTTTCCCCCTCCTTGTTTATTATAGTGACTGGTTAGAAAGATCCACCAGTGATTGGGTTTCTCATTACAATCTTTAAAACTTTAGTTGGGTCTTTTACCCAAATAGCTGGCATTGTTTGAGACATCATTACACGGTATCCATTAAACTGTCCTGAAGACTGGAATCCTTGTGTACGGCCCATGTAGTCCATAGTTCCATTTTGGTACCACCACTTTAATTGATTATCCCAAGACAACTTCAATAAGAAGATATTGTCATTAGTATTATCAGTGATATCAAAGATGATAAAGCTATAAGAAGATAATGGGAAACCATCAATGATTGGGTTTTCAATATCATTAGTATGAACATTATCAAATGCTGGATTAAGTACAAACTTAACATTAGCTAAGAATGGAATTACATATGATGTATAAGCAAAACCAAAGTTTAAGTCCATTCCTTTTCCTGTGATAGCTCCTATGTCAGCAGCTTGAATTAAAAGACCAGAAGAAATTGCTTCTTTTTTAATAGCCTCATTAACCATACGCATACCACCCATACCAGTTTGTACAACTAGTGAACGTTTTGGATCTGGACCTTGGAACTCAACTTTACCATTAAAGAAGTTATATATCTCAGAACGGAATAGGTCAAGTGTAAAGTTATTCTTGTTATAGATTCTTTTGAAAGAGTTATCCAACTGCTTCCAAAGACCTACTGATAACCTTAGATCATCTGGACCATCCTGACGAACTCTACCACCTTGTCCCCACATTAAGTAAGTCTCAATGTCAGAAGCAATTTTAGATAAGTGAGCTGCTTCCATTCCAGTAAGGAATGTTCTAGACAAATCACCATTGTCAAATGCTTTCTTAACTTTATCTTTACCCATAACTTTTACCATGTCTTCTAAAGAAGTCACAGATGGATCCATAGTTTTGTCAAATGTTCTCCAGATTTCAGTTACAGGAACTGTACCATCTGCATTCATTCCACCTTTGATCATTAAGTCAGCACGTGAAGATATAGAATAGTGAACATGAGCTTCAGCACCACCAACAAAGTTATAGAATTCACGGAATCCTGTTCTTGTTGTAATGTCTGAGAACCTTTCACCATATTCCCCACGGGCAGAACCCTTACGGAATACTTTAGTACCATT